GGTATGGGCGCGATCGGCGGGCTGGCTATCGCGCGGCCCAAATGGGCGGGCGCTATGGCGGCGGCATCCTCGACATTTTCCGACCGCAGATCACGGCCTTCACCCCCTCGATGGACGAGAACAAGCCGAGCCGGTATGTGGCGCCCAACCGCCGCAACCCGGCGACGCGCGTGTAGGAGGTGAGGCATGGACCAGCCGCTCACCGTTGACGACATAATCCGCGACCACAATGCGCGCAAGGCCCTGCGCTCGCAGGCCGAGCCCATGTGGGACGAGATCATCACCAACATGATCCCGCGGCGCGCGAGCATCTACAAGATGGCTCCGAACACGCCGAACACCGCGAAGATTTACGACGGCCTGCCGGCGAAGGCGATCAACCTGGGCGCGGCCGTGCTTCAATCCATGTTGACCAACCGGCAGCTCGAGTGGTTCCGCCTCGAGGTGGACAATCCCGAGCTGAACGATATGCGCGAGGTCAAGGAGTGGCTCACGACCTGGCGCGACACAATCCGCAAGGCCCTGGACAACTCGAATTTCTACTCCCAGGCCCATGAGTTCTACGTCGACATCCTCTCGCTCTGCACCGCGGTCATGTATTGCGAGCCCTACGCGCGCGCCGGCCGGGACCTGTACTTCTCGACCCGGCACCTCCGCGAGGTCTACCTGCTCGAGGGCGACCAGGGCCGCCAGGACCGGATCAACCTGGTCCGCGAAATGAGCGCGCTGCAGATCATGGACCGCTGGCGCTGGGCCCGCAAGACCGGCAACATTCCCGACGTCATCGTCAAGGCCTACGAGAAGGGCGACTGCAACCAGACCTTCGAGATTCTGCAGGCGGTCTACCCCAACCCCGACGGCAAGGAGGACGCGGTCAAGCCGGAGCTGATGCCGTACTACTGCAAGTGGATCGAGCTGCAGTCAAAGCAGGAGATCACGACCGACGGCTATAACGAGTTCCCGTTCGTGACCTGCTTCTGGTCCAAGTTTTCCGGCGACGTCTACGGCCGCGGCCCGGGCTGGTCGGCGCTTCCCTCGGTCAAGATGCTCTACGCCATGCGCCAGACCGCGCTGCGCGTCGCCGAGAAGATCGCCGACCCGCCGCTCCAGGTCCCACGCCAGGGCTTCCTCGCGAACCTCAAGCTCACCCCGGGCGGGATCAACTTCTACGAGGCCTCGGCCTCCGGCGGGCGGATCGAGCCCCTGGTCATCGGGGCGAATTTCAACATCAATCTCGAAATGATTCAGGACGAGCGCAACCAGGTCCTCGAGCATTTCTACGCCAACCAGCTGCAGATCGTCGACGCCAAGCAAATGACCGCCGAGGAGGTCCGCGCGCGGATCGCCGAAAACGCCCGCATCCTGGGGCCGACGTTCGACCGGCTGAACGACGATTACCTGGACCCGCTGATCTATCGCGTGATCGGCATACTGCGCCGGAGCGGGCGCCTGCAGGAGCCGCCGGACGTTGTCCTCAAGGCCGCGGAGAAGCTCGGCGTCCAGCTGCGCGTCCGGTTCGTTTCCCCGCTGGCGAAGGCCCAGGTCGCGAGCGAGGTGCAGGGGATCACTCACACAATGGCGACCGCGATCGAGTGGGCGACCGGGACCCAGGACGTCGGCGTGTTCGACAACCTGGACCTCGACGTCGGGATCAGCAAGATCGCCGAGCTGGACGGCGCGCCGCTCGAGTTCATTCGCGACGCCAAGAAGCGCGACGCGATCCGCGCGCAGCGAGCCGCGCAGGCCGAGGCCGCCCGGCGGGCCGCCCTGGCGAAGGAAACCGCGGGCGCGATGGACGCCGCGGCCAGCGCCGACGCTCAGAACGCAGAAACCGCTCAAATGGTGGAGGGCACCGCATGAGCCACTATCGCGAGCATTGCCCGGGCTGCGGGGCCGTGACCGAGATCAGCGACGGTCCGGCCTTCCGCCCGAAACAGATTCAACTTTGCGAGAGGTGCGAACGTGGACGAGCAGACAAAAAGCCTAGTGACCGACCAGGTCAAGGCCGCTCGATGGTTCTCGGATGTATTCTCGACCGACGCAGGAAAGCGCGCGCTCGAGCACTTGCGCGCGAGGTTCTACCTCCGGTCGACGACGGCGGCGGAGGACCAGCCGCTTGACGCGCTGCAGCTCGCCTACCGCGAGGGCATGAGGGCCGCGGTCCTCTATATCGCGGACCTGGCCGAGTTCGACATTTCCGCCGCTACCGTCGCGCTCCATGAGGCCGCCGAGGCCGACAAGGACAAGCGCGATCCGGTCGCGGTATAACCCCGGCGATGAGGAGGCCGAACGTATGTGGTTTTTTCGTGGGCGTTTACTGTGTGCTGCTGATGGGGATGGGGATGGTGGTGGAGGCGGTGGGGCCGGAGGCGGTTCTGGCGACGGTGGCGCTCCTGGCGGGGCTGGTGGTGGCGCTGGCGGTGATCGGAGCGCCGCGCTCGAGGCGGCCCGCAACGCCGCCAAGGCCGCCGGGACCTACCTGGTCGACGACTTCCGAGAAGCTCTCGATCCTGACATCCAGGCGCACCCCAGCCTCGGGTCGATCCGCGACATCAAGACCCTCGGCAAGTCTTACGTCAACGCGCAGAAGTTAGTCGGCTCCGACAAGGTCGCGAAGCCGACCGAGAAGTGGACCGCGGCCGAGTGGCGCGAGTGGTTCAAGGCCGGCGGCGCCCCCGACGACCCGGGAAAGTACGACCTCAAGGTCGACGTCAAGGCGCCCGAGGGCTTCCAGACGCCGGAGAAGTTCCAGGCCGGCTTCAAGAAGGCGGCGCATGAGGCCGGGCTCAACGCGACCCAGGCGAAAACGGTTTACAAGTTCCTGCAGGAGCAGGGGATCGAGGCCTTCAACGGCTACAAGGCGGAAACCGGCGGCCGGATGCAGGCCGACACCGCGAAGCTCAAGGAGGAGTGGGGCCAGGCCTACCAGGACAAGCTCAAGGTCGCCTCGCAGCTGGCGCTCGCGGCCGGCAAGGAAATCCCCGGGCTGAACGCATGGCTCGGTCAAAGCGGCGTCGGGCGCGAGCCTATGGTTCACCGGCTGCTCGCCTGGGTCGCGGAGAAGGTCGGCGGCGAGGGCAAGATCGGCGGCGACTTCAACCGCTCGACGCTCACCCCGATGGAAGCTAAAAGCCTGCACGATCAAATCCTGCAGGACAAGACGCACCCCGACAACGCGGCTTACTGGAACAAAAAGGACCTCCGTCACGCCGAGGTGCTCGCGAAGGTCGAGAAGCTCCGCGAGGTCATGCCTTGACACCCCGGGCGTGATTCGATAGCATTTGTTTGACTCTCCTCGGTTGGGAGCCGGCCGGCAAGCTCAAGGGCAACCTGGGCAACGCCGGCCGGCGACTGCCGAAAGTAGCAACCGCAGGACAACCCCCTCGAGGGTCCTGGCTAAACGTAAAGTGTAGCCGGGTCCGCAACTCACCGCGGGCAACCCAAAACCGAAACGCTCTAACCGTTTCCCTTTTGGAGGAACACCGCGATGAGTGACTCAATCTATATCAATCTCGCCAAAGGTTTCCGCGCGAATTTCATGGTGCTGTCGCAGCAAATGGACAGCCGCCTGCGCGCCGCAGTCCGTGAGGAGCAGCTCACGGGCGAGGACGACTACTTCGACACCGTCGGCGCCGCCGACGGGGCGGACATCACGACCCGCCACGGCGACACCGAATATGCGTCCGTGCCCCACGGCCGGCGCAAAGTGACCCCGATCGGCTGGGAGTGGGCGGAGCTGATCGACAACCAGGACAAGGTCCGTATGCTGGGCGACCCGCAGTCGAGCTACCTGCAGCTCGCTCACGCCGCGGCGAACCGCCGGATCGACCGCCATATCATCGACTGCGCCTTCGCGGTCGCTTACACGGGCAAGGCCGGCGCGACTCAGGTCACGTTCCCCGCCGGCAACCAGATCGCCTACAACTTCGGGACGACCCCGACCGGGCTCTCGGTCAAAAAGCTGATCGAGGCGCGGCGCCTCATCCTGGGCGTCGGCGACGTCGACCCGTCGATTCCGCTCCATATCGCCTGCACTCAGAAGCAGATCGGCGACCTGCTCGCCACGACCGAGGTCACTTCGGCGGATTACAACTCCGTCAAGGCCCTTGTCCGCGGCGAGATCGACACCTTCCTGGGGTTCAAGTTCCATACGACCAACCTGATCGGCGTCGACGGCTCGAGCTACCGGCGCGTCATCGCCTGGGCCCAGGACGGCATCCTGCTCGGCACCGGCATGGACGTCAAGGTCAACATCGACACCTTGCCGGCCAAGCGCCACTCCACGCAGATTCGCCTCGAAATGTCCTTCGGCGCGACCCGCATGGAGGAGAGTAAGGTCGTCGAGATCAAGTGCCAGGAGTCTTAATCGACTGACCGCTAACCCGCCGGGGGCCCTCGGGCCCTCGGCTTTCAACATCCTCGGAGGATTTAGAACATGGCTACCCTCTACACCGACGTCGGGACCATCGAGAACGCGCCCCATGTGGGCGACGCCTACAACTCCCCGCAGCGCAACAAGGGGAAAGTCCGCCGGGTCCAGGCGGTCATCACCTTCGCCGCCGGCCAGATCGGCGACATCGTCAACATCTGCAAGCTCCGCAAGGGCGATGAGGTTTGCGGCGGCGTGATGATTAACGCAGCCCTCGGCGCCTCGAGCACCCTGCAGATCGGCGACGATTGCCCGACCGCGGACGACGACCGCTACCTGGCCGCGACCGCGACCAGCTCCGCAGCGCGCACCGAGTTCCCCGCGACCGACCGCGTCGCGCTGGTGCCGTTCACCGTCACCCAGGACAGCTGGCTCCAGGCCAAGATCGCCGGCGGCGCCGTCACGGGCAAGGTCATCTTCTACGTCGACATTCTTCGCCAGGGCGCTTAACCGCGCGCAACTCTCGCCGCCCTGGAGAAGCCCGGGCCCGCCCTTGCCGGGGTGCGGGCCCGGGTCCTCACAATGAAGCCCGCCCGGGACCGGCGCGAAGCCTGGCGCGCGGAGGCCTGCGATGGCGATAGACAAGGTTTCAATCTCAAACCAGGCACTCACCGAGATCGGCGTCGGTGCGATCACCTCCCTCGAGGAGGATAGCGAGGCGGCCTTCCAGACCCGCCTGGTGTTCGACCAGCTGCTCGAGGAGGAGCTGGAGCGCGGCAACTGGAGCTTCGCAACCTACCGCGCGGAGCTGGCGGCCGAGATCACGCCGCCGGCCTTCGGCTGGGCCTACTCTCACCCGCTCCCATCAAATCCCTACTGCCTGCGCGTCATTTCGATCGAGGACGACCCCGAGCACATACTCGAGGGCCGGAAAATACTCTCGGATGAAACGCCGCTCCAGATTCGCTACATCGGCCGCGTCACCGATATGGCGCAGCTCTCCGGCCTTTTCCGCCAGGCTTTCGCCTACCGGCTGGCGAAGGCCCTGGCGATCCCGCTGCGCGGCTCCGGCGACCTGCGCGACCGCATGAACAAGGAATACGTCGAGGCCCTGGCGATCGCCGCGAGCAAGGATTCTCAGCAAGGGACGCCGCCCGAGCAGGACGAGGGTAGCTGGGCCCTGTCCCGTGGGGGTGTGTAATGGCGCGCGGCCGGCCGATCATCACCCACTTCACCGGGGGCGAGGTATCGGATAAGACCGACGGCCGGGTCGACCAGGACGGCTATTACGCCTGCCTGTCGAAGCTGCAGAACATGATCCCGCTGGTCCAGGGCCCGGCGTCGAAGCGCTCGGGCACCCGGTTCGTCCGCGAGGTCAAGACCTCCTCGAAATACACCTGGCTGATCCCGTTCGAGTATTCCGCCGGCGATAACTATATGCTCGAGTTCGGCGAGGGCTACATCCGGTTTTACACCCAGCAAGGGATCGTGATGAACGGGGGCAACCCCCTCGAGGTCGCCACGACCTACACCGAGGAGGACCTTTGGGGCCTGCGCTACGCCCAGGTCGGCGACATCATCTTCCTGGCGCACCCGCTTTTCCCGGTCAAACAGCTCGCGCGCGTGACCTCGACCAGCTGGACCTTCACCTCGGTTCCGTTTGTGTGGGGGCCGTTCAAGGATGAGGACGACCGCGGCTACACCATGACGCCCTCGGGCACGACCGGGTCGATCAACCTGACTTGCTCGGGCTCCGTGTTCACCGCGGCGCACGTTGGAAGTCAAATCATGGTCACGGGCGACGCGACGACCAATAGCAGTATGTCCGGCATCGCGAACGGGACCGCGGTCCCTGTGAACCAGGGCGAGAGCATCATCATTAGCCTCTCGGGCACCTGGGTCGCGACCATGCTCCTCGAGCGCAGCTACGACGGCGGCGGGACCTGGGTCCCATATATCCAGTACTCGACCAACGCGACCTATGAGTTCGTCGCCCTCGAGGCAAACACGCAGTATCGGTGGCGCTGCTCGGCGCATACCTCGGGCACGATCACCGCGCGCATTTCGATCCGCAACCGCTCCGGCTATGCGACCATCACCAGCTACAGCTCGGGCACCCTGGTCGCCGCGACCGTGGTCCAGCCCATGCCCGGGACGACGGCCTTCACGCGCTGGAACGAGAGCGCCTACTCCGCGGTCTACGGGTATCCGGTGGCCCTGCGCTTCTACGAGCAGCGGCTCCTTCTGATCGGCGGCCTGGACGAGCCCAACCGGGTCTATGGCTCCGTCGTCGACGACTACTACAACTTCAAGCGCGGCGTCACCGACTCCGACTCCTACGCCTTCGCGCTGG